GGTCATCGCCACATCGTAGAACACCGACGGGTCACTGGTCAGGCCAGCGGCCTGCCAGAGTTCCTGAGCGGAGTTCGTAAGCGAGAACACGCCCGACTCGTGCAGGACATCGGTGCCGTTGAGCGCCGAAGTCAGCGCCTGCGCCGAAGCAAACAGGTCAGCATCCACCACCGCGCCACCGTCTTTGGTGGTGCGGTAGATGCCGATGTCCGCTGCAGCGGTCGTGATCGCCGGACAGTAGAGCCTGAGGTCGGTTATAACCGCATTGGACGGCACCCGGAACAGGCGCAGGATGCTGGCAATGCTGTCGGCGTTCACCACCGAGATCGTGGCGACCTTGACGCGCTCACCGCCGCCGTCCACACGGGGGCTGTTGAGCACGGCAGGAACCGCGTCTGCGTTGGTGATTAGGGAGGAACTGCGATTTTCAACTGCCATGGTCGTTTACTCCCTTACTCTGCACACAGGATGTCGACGATCTTCTTCTCTTCGGTGCGGGTCGCGCCGAAGGTACCCATCAGGTAAATCTGATACGGGTGCGAAGAAAGATCACGACGCTGCGTGACGTTGGACATGATGTCGTTCCACACGCCCAAGTGCATGCCGCTCGGCACCCAGACAGGGCAGCGGCGATGGCTTGACGAGGTGGGCAGACGCTCAATGTGGATGAAGTTGATCCCCAGGAAGCGGGTCACCTTGCCATCCTGCAACACAGGCGCGCCTGTGTTGAAGTCGTCAGAGGTCACCTGGAGCTGCCCAAGGAGATCATCGTGCTGCTCGGCCGAGATGGCGCAATACACCGGCTCGGCGTCGAGGTCGACTTCGTTCTCCATCAGGATGCGGCGAGCTTCGCGCAGCTTGTCCACCGTCAGACCCACGTTGCCAGCGGCAGCGTAGGTCACAGCAACCTGCTGCGTGGCCGTTGCAAAGGCGGTGTTCGTGCCGCCGGCCTCGCCAGTCTTGGCGGTGCCGAAGATCGCCGAGATGATGACATCGTCAATTGCGCGGCCCATCGCGTAGAGACCGTTCTGCGAGTAAGCAGACTGCGGGTCAGCGAGGAGACGAAGCTTGTCGAAGTTGTCGATCAGGTCGGCCCAGTCGTAGTCCTCAGGGAACACCCAGCGGCGGTCGTTCGGCGTGTTGACCGGGACGATCGGCTGGTAGCGGGTCGAGACAGCACGCGCCGAGGTAGCACCGTACTGCGTGACGACCTCGGACTGCTTGCCCTTGTACGAGCCAACCTGCACCGCGGAGCGCAGCTTGGAGCCCTTCTGCTGCAGAAGCAGCGAAATGTTCGTGCCGTACTGAACGGCATAAACGGATGCGATATTGTCGGCCATGATAGCCCTCCAGAAAACATGAAATGACGATGTTCTCGGATGGCTTGTCCGTTACCGGGGCCGAACCCTTGCCCGTTCCGCTCGAGCCAAGCGACCGTCTTTCCGGTTGTCAGCGGGGTCTTGCGACTTGCCCTGTCCTAGAAAAAACCCGGCGAGTCTCCCCGCCGGGCAGCTGGTACCTAGGAGAACTCGCTTCGGATGGTAACCACACCTCACTCTTCCGTCAACAGCTCCGGGTTGGCCATCCGCTGCAAGCGCATCATTTCCTCAATCGCGCCCTGCCGCACGCGCTGGTCGTTGTTCATGTAACGGCCCATGAACTCCTGATCGGCGAACATGCCGGCGATCTTGTTCTTCGCCTGCGCCGGGGTCATGGCCCCTGCCGCCGGGGTGTCGCTTGACACGAACGAGCCTTCAGCGAATGACGAACCGATCGAATGGAACAGTTTCATCACCTTCGCCGTACCGATGGCGCGTTCCATCGCGTCAAACGTCGCCTCGTCGATGCCGGCCTCCTTGCTGAACTTGAGCACCGCCCGCTTGGCGAGCTCCTCGTTCTGCGTGGCCGCTGCGCCCCATTCCTTCTGAAGCGCCTGGTATTGGGCCTCCGACTTCTGGGCGAAACTGTCCCCCTCCATCTCAATCCGCTTGCTTGATGTCTCGTTCCACCATTCGGCAAGCCCTCGAGCTTGCTTGGCGGTCAGCCCGAGTTCATGCAGCACCGGGGCGACCGACTTGGCAAACGAACCGTCATCCCCTTCCGGGACTGGCAGTTCGTACTTGTCGGCGCTCTCCGGCCTTCCTAGCCGGTTATAGACCGCGTTCCACCCGTCGGCGTCGTCGTCCGACTTGGGGGCGAGAATCGTGCGTCCAGCCTTGTCAGCGCCGAACACCTTTTCAAGGTTCTGATAGGACAGCAGGGCGTCGGCCGGCCCCTTCCATCCTTTCGTTTTCACCAACTCGCCGAGCGAACTGGACACCTCGGGTGCCAAGCCTTCCGGCGCGTACCATGCAGGGGCCGCTGCCGGGGCAGTCGGGTTGCCTGCTGTTGCAGACCCTTCGTCACTCATCGTCGAATTCCTCTTGCAGATTGGTCAAGGTCTTCTCTTCAAGGTGCAGCGCCTCGACAATCAACTGCACCACTTCTTGCCGGCCCACCATGCGGCCGACCTCGAACATGTCCGTGGCCCCGGTCTTGCCCAAGGCGACCGGCGGCTTGCCGTACTTTGCGAACCGCTTCAGGTGCGCCAGCACGATTTGAGCATCCTCGCTCAACCCGTTCGGCGTCGTGAAAAGCCGCTTGTAGGCGCGGGATCGGTGCAGCACTCGGCGCACCCGGGAACGAACCAGCGTGGCAAATGAGGGCATCACAAGTCCTTGATGTTAGGGATGATCAACGGCTTCCATTGCTTGTGATGCTCGCCGCCGCACTTGACGACGCCCTCGAGCAGCCCGTTGACCGAAGGGTGAGCGCAACCATAGCCCCATCCGTTCCAAGGGCAACACCATACGCAGCTGCGGCACTTCTCCGATACCTGCCATTGATCGCGTGTTTCCATCAGAGCAAGAACATCTTCATATCGCTTGCCCCCGAAAGTAAGCCTCGCCGCCCTGCACCACGCAAAGCTCGGGCTCCAACAGTTTGCCATTGCTGAATGTCAGCACCGCGAAACCCGACGCCCAGTTGAGCGGCCCGGCCTCCGTATAGCCGAACTGAGGGCCGTTCGGCTCGGCGAGGGTGCCAGTGTCCACCCCGTAGCGCCGGCCCCTGTAATCGCCCCAAGGTGTCACCTGGAGCTTGTGCAAGTGCCCGTGCACATAGTGGACGCCCGACCGCAGCGTCGAGTTGTACGCGGAGTGCACACCGCCCGACACCGGCCGGTGCCGGATCGTCGTCCAGGCGCTGCTCTGGTTGATGTGCAGCGCCCAGCCGGCGCGCCACCGCGGCAGGTAGTCGATCAGCGTGCTGCCGGTCATCTCCTCGAGGTCGGGAGCGTGCGCCGACAGGTAGTTCTCGAATCTGGCGTCGTGGTTGCCGATCGTGCGGATGAGCTGCGCCATGCCGGCCGCCCGCTCCAGCTCGGCGCACCGATCCTGCACCGCGGCAATCTCGTCCTTTAGCTCGGGCAGCTTCTCCCACATGATGCGGGCGTGCCGGCTCACTCGGGCACCGTCGAGCACGTCACCGTTCAGCACGACCGCTTCCGGCTTGAGCTTCTTGGCGAGCTTGCACAGCGCCTGGTGCGCGACCGTGACGACGCCCGGCCAGTAGTGGCAGTCGGACGCGACCAGCACCACGCCGTTGATGATTTCGAGCGTCATGTCCCGCTCGTACTTTCGCGCCCGATCGCGGGCGGTCTGCGTCAATCGCCTTCCGACCGCGTTGGTGTCACCTTCAGCGGTCGGGCTTTGCTCAACGTCAGATTCCAGCGAGATCCCGAGCTTTGCTTCAAGGCGGCGCCGGCGGTCGTAAACGTTGCGCTGACTCAGCTGCAAGTGCTTTGCCACCTTGATCGGCGATCGGAGCCGCCGCCACGTTTCGATGAATTCATCGTTGTCGATCATTTTCGGCATGGGTCATGTCTCGCGGGTGATCGTCACGCCGAGCGCGGTTCTGCGCCGGCGTGTTTCGACGTCGTCTCGCATCGCGCGCCACTCAAGGTGACCGTCAACGAGCCGGATTTCTTCCTTGTGTACAAGACCGCAGTCGCAGCATTCGGTGTGAGTGTAGCCGCGGATGCGGTACCACTTACCGTCTTCGATCTGCACCACCGGCATTTTTTTCGGCATCAGAACAGTCGGGCCTCCGCAGCCCGCCTCCTTACCAGCCCCGGAAGAACCTTGCCGCCTCCGCGAATCCACTTGCCAAGCTGCACCTTTGCACCTGTCCAGTCCTGCGCGTCGATCCGTCTCCGCAGCGTGCTTGCCCGATACCGCCCAACGCCCAGGTTGTATGCAAAATCGGTCATCGCCGCCAGTGCGCCAGCGTTCCCGGCGAGCGTAGGCGACGCCTTCAGCACCCCGGCACCGTGGTTGTGCCTCAACTCATGCAGCAACCAACTCTCTGCCTCTGCCTTGGTGATCGGCGGGTGATCCTGCGTCACTCGTGTACCGTCCGGCTTGAAAACCGTGCCGTAACCGATCGTCCAATACCCGGCAGGGCAGATGTATGGCCTCGACCTGAACCCTTCAAAGTGCTTGCAGATTGGCGCGGCGATCTCTACCGCGTCATCGAGTACGCTCATAGACTCTGCCGACAAACCAAAAACTGAGGATCATGTTCAGCACCGCCATGTCGTCCTCGGCCCACATATTCAGCAGGACTTCCTTCCAGTCGCCGCCCTGCTCGAGCGCAATAGTGAACGTGGCGATCTTCACCGCCGCGTAGGCAATCACAAAGAGGTACGTCACGAACGGCCGCACCAGCGCGGAGATCGCCGCCACTACCTTGCCGGCAGCCTGCGCGGTCGCGCTCTGCTCCTTGAATGCCTCGCCGATCGCCTCGACTTCGGCCATCGTCATCTGCGCCTCGGTCTGGCGCATCGCGATCTCGCCCTTCACCTGGGCGAACCGCATCTCGGCATCGATCATGGCGAGCTCATGCACACGCTCGTTCTTGCGGTCGAAGAACTTCAGCGCCTCCGGGGCAAGCCGCAGCAGGCCACCGAACACGCCACCGAGCAGCGCCTCCATCAGAACAGCCCTATCGCTTTAGCCGCCATCGCCGCCACCGCACAGACCGCCGCAGTCACCGCACGATCGACCCACTTGGCCGCCTCGGCATTCTCCGGGACGGACTGTTCGATCTTTTCGACCCGGCGTTCGATGCGTTCAATGGCCTGAAAGGCACGCTCCAACGCACCGGCCGTCTGGACTTGGTTCTGCTCCACAAGGGCAAGCTTCGTAATCGCGTCGGAGAGCTTGCCCAAGGCGGTCTTGATCTCGCCTACGTCCTCATGCAGCAGGCTTAACCGAACCGCCAGAATTTCAGCATCGTTCGCCATGCGTTAAATCCCCGGGATAGCTCGGCGCGGTGCCGAGGCCGCAATCTGTTCTGCCTTCGCGAATCGCTCCGCAGCCTGTCCGGCGATCGGTGCCGCCGCGAGCAACTGCTGCATCTGCGCTGCTTCCTTTTGCGCCGCGTCCATCGCCTCAAGTTCATCGTCCGTGCGCAGCGCCTTGGCCGGTACGTTGTTCGCCTCGGCGATCACCTTCACCGCTTGGTCGGCGTTGATGCGCCGCAACACCGACATGTCGCCAGACGCCTGCGCGACCGGCAGGATCGCCTCGATGGTGCGCAGGATGCCGGCGGCTTCCTCGGCACGCATCAGCCGAGCGAGGGGGCCGGTGTACTTCGGCAGCACCTCACCACCGCTCATGACGTAGTCCATGAGTTGCGGGGGCGGCAGCGGCAATGCGCCGGCTGTAGACAGCAGGTCAAGTTCGCGCTCGATGATCGGCCCGAGGAATTCAGATTGCTGGCGTCCCATCGTCGGCCCGAGCAGTGCGCCCTTCTCCTGCGCACGCTGCATGACCTCGGTCGCCGTCATCACCCGCGGGCTTTCGACGAGGATCTGGAACAACGTGACGAGGAACGAATCGTTCACCGCCTTGCGCTTCTGGTCGGACATTTCGATGCCGATCGGCAGATTGCCACCGGCCATCAGCGGCTGCACGAGCGGGGTTCCATCCTCGCGGAGATACCCGTAGTTGAGCGCATTCGGGCGCACGCTGAAGGCATTCAACGCGCCTTCCTCGGACAGGATCAGCGGCGGATCTACCATGCGGTGCGCCATGCGGAGCATGGTCTTTTCCATCTCCTGCAGACTCTTGATGTCGGCCAGCGCCTCCATCGCAGGGCTGCGACCGTAAATCTCACGCGGCCCGGTGACGTAGCGTCCGACGGCGTAGGGCATCGTCCGATAACCGGAGTCATCCAGCAGCACCTCGCCTTCACGCGAGACGTACCGCGACATGTACCGCATGCCTTCAGCACCAGCCATGCCCTCGCGATAATCGCCGTTCGGCTTGACGCAATGCACGAACTCGAACATGTCGTTGCCACGCGATGCTGCAGCCGACTTGATGCCGCGAGGCAGCTTTGCCTCCCATCCCGGGATCTGCATGGCCTGTCGCGCCGTGAGCTGAAAGCACCGGTATACCGTATCGACCCGGCCCACATGGTCAAGGTCGATGACTAACTCAGAGAGCGCGATCGCACGGTAGCGCAGCGTCACGCCTGGTATCTCGTCGATGAAGAGCGCCGAGGTCCCGAACGCCCCGAGGCTCATGTAGCACTCGAAAGCCTGACTCGCAAAGTTCGCCGTCGGCGCGTATCGCTGCCGGAACAGCATGTCGCGAATCGCATCGCACCAGCGTTGCACCGCGACGTTATCGTCAAGCTCGGGAATGCCGGTATGCAGTCCGTGCCAGACCTGCGTGGCCGGCGTCAGCATCGAATCCATCGCAGCGGCAAACCGCGGCAGAGCACGCTGCGCCGTTGAGTCGAAGATCTTCTCTGACCGCTTCTCACCCGGCGTGCGCCAGCCTGTCATCTCGGCCAGACTCGGCCATACGCGCTCGGCGACTTCCTGCCAGTGCTGCTCCCAAGTGCCGCGAGCACCCTTCAGCCGGTCATAGCCTTGCAGGACATCATATGCGCGTGAGTCTGCCATGGCTTACCTCAACGGGAACGCCGCAGTCGGCGGGGTAAATGCAGCGGTGTAGCGGGCAACGCCTTTGGTGATGCGGAGGTCGTCGATGTAGCCGTTGAGCGCGCCTGTGCCATCCCGAAACGTCCCAACCCATGGAGCGCCCGTGCCAGCCAAATAGTTGTTGCTGTCGGTGTAGGTGCTGCCAATTTGAGTGCCGTCCAAAAACATTTTGGTGCTGGTGCCAGAACGCGATACTGCAACGTGGTACCAAGTGTTGGTTGAGAGCGTGCCGCCACTTATTTGAGTTGCAGAGTTCACGTAATAAATAAGCGAGGTAGTATTGGTATAAATCAACGGGTACAGCCCGTTAGTGCCTGTCGGGCGTATGTCCACAAGCGATTGGTTGCCCGAGACCGATCCCAGTCGCAGCCAAAATTCGATGGTGAAGTCACCCGTTCCAAATGCGTAGAGATTGGATGTGCTGGGGTTGCTTGGCAGATAATCCCCCGTCCCATCAAACGCAATGGACGCCCCGCCCCACTTGCTCTGTGCCGTGCTGATCTGCGCATTACCTACGGTCTCAAGGTCGTTCTTGGCGGTCGCGTCAAGCACACCTGCGTTGGTGAAGTTGAGCAGGAGCGAGGT